TCAGCTAGAGATGGTCAACGGGTATTCAGTCTGGGGTATGAGCGCCTGTGTAGACCCGAGCAAGTATAACCAAGGGCTAGGTGAGAAGTTCGCTTATGAGGATGCCATCAATAAGCTGTGGCCACTTGAGGGGTATCTGCTTGCCGAAGAACTGTACGCAAAGGAGAAGAACGCATGACTGACAGAGAAGCAATAAAGCGAATCGCTACGCAGATTGAATACCTTGCTTTTCAAATGCCTCCACCAAATTCCTATACACCACAGTTTGTAATGCTTGCTGAAGCACTACGCGCAGCACTAGCGCAGCCTGAACCAGCCGAATGTGACGGTGGGCAATGTGGTATCGGTGGATATTGTAAAAAGTGTCCAAAGCCGTTAATAAAGCTAAAAGAAATGCTTGAAGTGCAAGGGCGTGATGGTACGTGGAATTATGACCATTATTTTCACGGCATGTATACCGGCATGGAAGTTATGCTTGCGGTACTAGAAGGCAGGGAACCAGTATTTCGCGGAGCGCCAGAGAAATGGCTATCAAAGAAAGAATGGGTATGGTTGACGGATAAGGAAGTAAAAATACTTGCAACGCAAGGCAGAACTGATTTTTCAAGGCCGCCGTATGAAGAATTTTACAGAGCCATCGAAGCAAAGCTAAAGGAGAAGAACAATGGATGCCTATGACGTTATAGCTGACGCTCTACAAAAACACAGAGACAGGCTTTGGGACATGATTAATCGAAACATGAAATCAGAGTACGCTTCATTAAATATAATGGATGACATTCGTTTTTATCAAATTGAGCAGCTTGATGCAGCAATAGCGGCACGTAAAAATAAAAAAGAATGGCAAGGGCTGACGGATAAGCCAACAAAAATATTTGGCCCGAATCTAGAAGAAGTGCTGAACAGCGCGGGGTTCTACCGAAAGAAAGAATGGGTAGGGCTGACTGATAAAGAAATAAGAGAAGGAAACAAGGACTCATGGGTTACTAGCCAAGCATGGGAATCTGCTGCTTGGTGGGCTGAAGCAAAGCTAAAGGAGAAGAACACATGAGCAGAGAAGCAATGGAAATGGCGCTTGATGCGCTGGAAAATTCACACGCAAATGAGCCCATATGGAAAACGCCAATTAAACAAGCAATTGAAGCACTACGCACAGCACTAGCGCAGCCTGAGAAAGAATGGGTAGGGCTGACTGAAAATGATTTTGCTATATGGAGAGAACCGGCTATAGGAATCCTGCGGTGGGCAGAAGCAACATTAAAGGAGAAGAACACATGAAAGATTTTATGATGGTAGGCGTGTTTTTTATCGCGTTCTCGTTATACGGCGTGGCTTGTTTTGAGTTGGGTAAGGGGCAGGTTATCGTTGTTACCGCGCCAGCGATAGACTTAGACAAGCAGTGTTCCGCATGGCTGTTCGATAGCAATCTGAAAGAAGCAAAGAAAAGGATTTGCAAAAAATGAGCTACCGTGACCGCGACTTTGCGCACAATGTGCTGTACAGCAGACAGCAATGCGTGCGCATCATTAACGACATTCGCAACGGTGAAGTAAACGAGGAGGACATTGATAAGCTATCGAATTTCTTGCAGTTTGCGTTAGCGCTCATGCAAGCCGAAGGTAGCAAACGATGGTCTGAAGCTAAACGTAACGCTGAATTGATGAGCTACATGAAATGAACGAATTAGAAATTAAAGTAATCCAGTGGGCAGAAGATAGAAAAATTATCCCAAACGCTAAACCGTATGTTCAGCTAATGAAAACGGTTAGCGAACTGGGCGAGTTGTGTGATGCAGAGATTAAAAACGATACGGCGGGCATTGAGGATGGCGTTGGCGATGTATTGGTTACGCTAATCTTGTATTGCGCTTTGCGCGGCACTACGCTGGAACGCTGCTTACAAGCCGCTTACGACGAGATTAAAGACCGTAAAGGAACGCTGTTGCCGAATGGTGTATTTGTTAAGGATGAGCAAAAATGAAAGTTACACTAATCGACCATATGGGTTCAGACTTATCCGTAGTTAACGCTGCCAGGGTATCGTTTGAAAAAGAAAGCACTTGGGACTTAGGTTGCACAATCAGCGAGGATTACAAAGCGTCAACAGTTAAAAAGTTGTCGCCAGCAGATGTAAAGCTGATTAATTATCTGGCGTGCCACAAGCACACTAGCCCGTTCAATCACGCATTTGCAACGTTCCGCGTCAAGGCGCCGATCTTTGTCGCGCGGCAGTTGGTTAAGCATAAGTTTATGCCTTGGAATGAAGTATCCCGCCGATACGTCAGCAGTGAGCCTGAGATGCACGTAATGGAATGGCGTAAGGCAGCCGACAATGTTAAGCAGGGGTCTGGTGGCGCGTTAACGGGTGACAAACTAAAAGTCGCTGATGAAATATTCGCTAACTTAATAGCCCATTCGCTATATGCCTACGAAGATTTACTTGACCTTGGCGTTTGCCCTGAGCAAGCACGCGCTGCGTTACTGTTGAATACGATGACTGAATGGGTTTGGTCTGGATCGTTGGGCGCTATCGCTGACATGTGCCGGCTTCGCTTGGATGCGCATAGCCAAGCAGAGTCGCGTGAAGTTGCCGCATTGATCGCTAATGAAATGAGCGCGCTGTTTCCTGTTAGTTGGGCTGCATTGATGGGGGTGCAATAATGACTGAAGTTCAACTTTTAGGCTTAATCGGCACTGTTTATATGGCCCCAATTATGCCCCGTTGGTTTAATGGACTTTTTGGTTCTGTATTTTTATTGCTTAGCATGGCGTTAAATATGGGCTGGCTATGAACCACACACTACGATCTATTATTGAAGCGGAATTGGAAAAGGCGGTGCTGGCCGAACGGGAAGCGTGCGCAACCCTTGTTGATGAGATTGGTGAAATTTACATTAGCGAAGGTGCAGCTACGTTGGGGCTATTTCTTTACCTTAGCGCAGCCATACGCGCAAGAGGATAATTATGAACGAATACAAACTAATTAAAGTTATAGAAGATATTGTAAAAGTTATAGCTGAAAGAATAAAAGACCACGACAAAGAAATACTTGAACTCCAAGAACACATTAAAAAATTAGAGCAAGAACCAAGACAAACACTAAAACAAAAGATTCGCGCAAGGGGTTAACAATGCTACAGATAACAACTGACCAACTGTATTTTCGTGATCCGGATGACGAACCGGCGCCTAGAGCAACAAGTCTGTTGTTGCTTAACCCAGGCGGCGTATTAGTCGTTGGCCCGTGGACAGACGACTGTTTAGGCTGGTGTCCAAAACCGCGCATACCGCGCTCGATAAAGGATAAGATGTGCAAGATAAAAACGTAACCGCAGTGATTGAAAAGCTGACGCAGCGCGCTGACGTTGGGCTAACAAAGTACGGCGTAACAACTGAACGTACTGATATTGATCTGGTTGGATGGCTGACGCATCTACAGGAAGAACTAATGGATGCAACGGTGTACATCCAGCGTGCGTTACACGAATTGTCGAACACCCTTCCGGTCGATGATTAACGCCATCTTACGAGGCTTATCCGCGATACTGATATGCGTCCAGCTATCGAATTCGCGGATAAGCTGGTCGTATGGCAGTTTAGATTTGTGCAGTAACCGCGTCACTTGGTCTGGCGTCATGCCGATCACGCGGAAGTCAGCGGCTTGACCTTTGACATGCTGACTAGTTGGCGCGCCACCAACGCTTTTATTTACTTCGGGCGAACGATACGCGCTGTTAATAATAATTGGCCGGCCAATCAATGCGCGTACTTCTTCTAAAAACAACGCTAACTTATCCAAGTTCTTAAGCGCCGCCGCATCGGGAACATTTAACAGTTCCCGATGATCGGTGCGCGTAAGTTCTTCGTAAGTAAAGTTAGGCGTCACTTTTTCTCAGCCATAAAAAATGCTACCGCAGCAGCAACGCCTGCGCCAGCTTGAACGATAACGTCAGCACCACCTGGTGGCAGACCAATAACAGGGCCAAAGACATTAAACAAAACGGCAATGCCGGCCCACGACGATGGCTCTTTAAAACGTGCGATAAAACTCATGACGTTGCTCCTTTAATGATGGCGAAGTTAATTATTAGTGCATCAGATAAAGAACCCGCAGTTTCGTTTTTCAGCAGAAATGAAATTGACCCCGTGCTGCACTTAGCACGAATGGTATAGCTTGGCAAAAGCGAGGTTCCTAGCGAAACAACAGGTATGTCAACATCTGATGCAAGTGTGTTAGCGCATTGAAAAACAACACTTGCACCCGCAGCCAATGCAGCGTTATTCATAGTAATCTGACCAGTAGGCTTATTTAGCGTCACCGCAGTTGCCTTCGATGTTAGCTGCGTGACAGTACCGCCTGCGCCAGTCGCATAGCCCATTGATGTAGCCGAATTAACTTCCATATCCGGCGTAGTAATACCATTAGTGCCATCTAGAATTATGCTCATTCTGCTTGCTCCAACGCAGCATCATACGCTGCTTGTTCTTCAGGTGTGTATTTGATTACTTCGCCTGTCTGGCAGTCCACTACGATTCTGTGCATAATTTACTCCCAAAGAATGTTGATCGTGCCAGCGGTAAACGTAACTGTACCGCTGACTGTAGTAATGCGTACGCGATCTAAAATATTTGGCAATGATTTGTAACCGCCGGTAATGTAAGTTGTTGCCGCTGCTTCCCCAAAAGTACCCGCAGCAGCATAAGTAAATGTTGCGCCGTTAAGCAAGTTAATAGTTAATATACCCGACCGCAAAGATGCCCCCGCTGATGCGTTTAGTATAAAACCATCAGTGGAAGTTACTGACGACACTGCACTACTAATATTCGAAGATGATCCTATATAGCCTGTAATTTTCACGCCTCCAGAATCACCTAGCTGGATAAGCACATTGCTTGTGCCGGATGTACTAACACCGCTAAACATTACAGTGACACGTTTAGCCCACGACGGTATGCCAGTAAAGTCAATCGATGTGCCTGAAGTAGACGCAACCGCAGTACCCGATTGCAGCATCAAATTACCCGCTGAGCCGGTTACCACAAGTCCAGTGCTGATCGTAATGGCGTCTGAGCCACCTACTTGGACAGCACCGCTGCCATCTGCATTACCCTTCAACCCTATCGACATACAGCCTCCTTAATTTCTTCTGGCGTAGCTGCTGCATCAATCTTAGCTTGAATGTCAGCATACTTTTCACGTACTAGCTGACGGGCAGCTTCAGCGGCAGCGGCTTCGCTAGGAATAGTCGCCTTCACATCCAAAGGTTTAAACTCTTCCGCTCGGGCAGCGCGGCGCATATCGTGGCCGATAGCTTTAGCTTTATCAAGATTAATTACGATGCCCATGACCATGCCCCACGGAAAGTTCTATCTGAAGGAATGTCTGCTACGTCTACAATCTCAAAAGGCTTGCCATCTGGTACGTCTTTAAGTGCCAGTTCAACACTGACAGCAGGAATGATTACTGCGACACCGCCTTCGTCAGTCGGGTAGATTATTCTGGAATTCATTTGTTAGCCTTTCTGATTAAGTGTCCGAGTCATGCGGTTAGCGGAAGATGGCGACGAGACAATTTGCGTTATCTACAAGGCTTCCACCCGCACCTGTTGAAACCTGAAGCTGAGTGGTGGAAAAAAGCCCACCAGTTCTGTACATGATTGAACTTGTGTTGCTGTTGTCATTGCACATACCAACCGCAGAATAATTCGCGTCCGGCATCGCAGTTGTGAAGTTTACCGTGTAGTTACCCGTGCCATTATCCGTGATACTCGACACGTTCCCAGAAGCGCGAATAGCTACCGTACCCGTGCCGTTAAAGTTTACCCAAGCACGGCAACCATATGCTGTGGCGACAGAACCATAACCGGAGTTAAATTGTAAATTTTGCGATGTATCCAGCGTTAGCGCGGTTGTGCCTGCGCCCGTACCCGTTTTAAGCTGCAATATGCCAGTATTATCGGACGCGATAGCCAAGCCATTTGTTGCATTACCGGCGGTAATTGTTGATGACATAATAATCCTTTTACAAAATTACCCAGCGTGCGCCGGTAGGGACAGTAATAACAATCGGCGCCGTAATCGTAGTAGAGCTTGCGTTTTGCGATACACTAACCGTATACGTACCTACGCCGCCTGTGCCGGTAAGCAACGCTGTTATCGTTGTACCGGCAGTAATGCCTGTGCCAACAATCACCTCGCCTACTGCTAACGCGCCGACTGTCACTGCGTCAATGGTCAGCATTGTACCCGCAATGCTACCTGTGCCTGAAAAAAGCGTACCCCAAGTCAACGGGCCGGTAGACATAGCATTTTTACCCGCGCCAAGTGTGTAGCTGGCGGTGACGGTTTGATCATTCTCAATAACCAGTTCGTTTGTGCCGCCACCTGTTGCGCCAGCACCGCCGCCAATCGCTGACCAACCAGTTGAGCCGTAGCCTTCAAAAGCAGCCAAAGCGCTGTTGTAGCGGATCATACCAATGACGGGCGTTGGCCGGTCAGATGTAGAGCCTACTTGCAACTGCGTGGCGCCCGAGCCGGTAAAGGTTACGTTATCCGTTGCAGACAGCGTGGTAAACGCGCCACTATTGGGTGCTACATCGCCCATAGGCGGTGGAGACGAGAACGACAGGTTGTCGATTGGAACTAAGATATTATCGACGGTGTACTGCGTTACGTCATTAGCGTCTGTGATAACGTATTTGTATGCGATTGACGGGAACAGCCAAATGTTAGCTTGGCCGCGTGAATCTAGAATAATTGGATTAGTGTTGTTGACGTTACCGGCTTGCGTCGTGTACGTCGCAATCGGGGTCGTTGTGCCGCCAGCGTAAGTGTAAACCTTACCGCCGACTAGCGGAACGCCTGCCGCATCAAAGAACTGTTGCCGTGGTGTTGGTGATAATGAAGCCATTATTTATCTGCCTTATTTTCGAGCTTATCGAATATCTTACTCAGCATGTCTTTGATCTCGCGCATGTCCTCACGGAAATCGTCTTTGGTAACGTACACTTTCGGTAATTCTTCGCGCAGCTTAGACAAGTCGGATTTCAGTTCTTTAACCGCAGTCCATAACTCGCGTGCAAACCAGCCGGTAACGGCCATAATACCGCCGGAGATAAGATTGAAAAGGTTTTGAGGTTCCATTATCGGCCTAACTTGTTTTGTTGCCCTGCTTGCGATGCTAACATCGCATTACGTGCAGCTTGATCGTTAATATTTCGCAGTAAAAAATTCTGCTCGTAATTAGGTGCAATGCGTGCTTGACCGGTTTTAGACAACAAATAATTACGTAAGCCAGATGATACAGCTTCAGGTGCAAATTGTGTTCCTAATGTAACGCCCGCTGCCGCGCCTGGCGTACCACCCAATAAATAACCTAATCCTGCGCCGGTTAAACCCGCCGCGCCGCGACCCAAAACTGATCCTGTAGGCGCGCCAATACTTGCGCTAGATTGGCTAACGCGAGGAAATGCGTTGGAAAACTCAGCAGCGGTTTTTAATTCACCCGAAAAATACTTACCTTTTTGAATGTCACGCGCTAATTTTTTAGGGTCAATAGTGCCTGTACCTTGACGAATGGCATCTTCAATCGTGTGGCTAATCGCCATGCGACGACGCGACGCTTTAAACTGATCCAGCATATCGGGATTAGGAATGCTGCGTTCAATTTGATTTTCTAACGCGTCAGATATCGCCAATTGTGCTTTGCCTAAACCATTTTCACCTTTGGCAAAATTACCTTTGGCTTGCTCACGTAGCATGCGCGTAGCCGCAACCGCGTCGCCGGCAGCAAAATCGCCTTGTTTAAACGCGTCAATTAGCTTTGTAACGCTATCTGGAACTGCGCCAGGAAAAGACGCGCTAGGGCCTTTAAATTTAGCCGCTACGTTATTAAGATCAGTTATGTATCGCGGATCAGTTTTAATTTGGCCTAACTGTTCAATTGGTTCATAACCTTTTTTAAATTCTTCCGCACGAATTTGTTTCATCGTATCGGAAGTTAAAGGCGCGGTTTCAGGAATACCCGCCGCTTTTCTTGCTAATTTGTCCGTTGTGGCTTGATTCTTGACTGACGCAAGCTGTTCTAATTGCGTTTTTCCCGCCATTCGCTCGGACATAATGTTGGCGCCAGTAGGCGATATTGAACCAGGCGTTACTACATAGCCAGCTTGTTGACCTGCGGCCAAAGTTTGATCACGAACGGCGTTTAACTGTTGCTGTTTGTTTAACCCTGCTTGACGCGCTTCAACCATCATGTTGGCCGGCTTAGTAATTGCCGATACAGGATTGGTAAACTCAGCCGCTTTCCCCAACGCAGCGCCAGTTTTGACTGCGCCTAGTTTAGTCGCTGCCGCGCCGCCGCCAGTTAAAATAGTCGAAAGATCAGTTGCCGCGCCAATAGGGTCTTCAGCAATTGTGCGTTTAATGGCTTCCCAGTCACCGTAACGGTCTTTATACACACCGCCGATAGCATTTGCTGTAGCAATAGACTTTTTAAGTCTTTCTGGATCGTTAGAAATGCCCATGACAAACTTTTGCGCATCTTCTGGCAGTAAATTATACGCGCCGCCGCCTACCGCTTGACGCATTGTTTCAAGCGTATCTAGCGGGTGCATAATTGTTTCGCCTAACCCTTGCGCAGCGCGCTTAGCACTGCCACCTAAATTAGACAACGCAGCAGCCGGCACTTCCGACGCGGCGTAAGAACGACGGCCAGTAGGCACACCGCCGCCAGACGCCAAATAAGCGTCCGGATTAAATGCCGGCGGTTGAGCTAAGTATGCGTCCGGATCAAATTGTGCCGCCATGTTATTGTCCTAAACGTGACTTAATTTGTGCTGCGCGTGGATCATTGGGGTTTGCATTTGCCCAATCTAAAGCTGCTTTATCCTGCGCCGTAGCAATTGGCGTTTTAGGGCCGGCAGTAGGTTTAGTAGCAGGTGCGTATGCTTTGAGCGCCGGATAAGTAAAGATAGACTTATTAGCCGGACCAGCGTCCCATGCTTGTTCGGCGCCTTCAACTGTTTTATTGGTATTCCACCATTTTTGGAAAAAGTCTTTTTTCTCCTGATCACGCTGAATAGTAGCGCGAGCGACCGAAAGAATATACTTATTGGCGTCTACTGGATTGCTTAGCTTAGCTGACGTGTCAGCGATACGTTGCGCGTCGCCTTCTGTTGCTACGCCTTTTTGTTCAAGCTGACGTTGCAGCACTGTTTGCGTCAGCATAGCTTGCATTGTAGCCGCGTCGGAAGCGTATTTAGTTGCTTCGGGGACACCGAAAGCGGATAGCAAACGCGCGCCAGCAACTTTAGCATCTGTGCCAAAACCAGTTTCAAAACCTTTGTTCATGATGCGTTCGGCTACGTCAATCGCCGGCAGCAATTTAGCGCTAGAACGCGCATCATTTGACACTTCGTCCAAAAGCTTAATGTTTGACGCGCCTTTTTGAACGGACTCAGCTTTTTCTAATTGCTGGCCGGTATTAATTTGAATTGGTGCTGCGTGCGTCGTGATTTTTTTAATTTGAGCTGTAATGTCTCGATACTCAGGCATAGCTTCAATTAGTTTTTGGCTTTGCGGCGTGTCGGCCATTTGCAGCAAACGATTTTGTTGCGCTTGCAGTTTCAATAATTCAGGTTGTTTTTCGTAGTAGTCAACAATACGTTTGCCTGTTTCAGCTTCGCCTTTATTTTGCGAACCTGCCATTAGCAAACCTTGCTCCACCGTAGGCAGCATAGGTAATGGCTTAGACTTTTTCTCAACCGCAGGCATTATTTTTTCGCCAAGCGTGTTAACAGAAACAGTTTGCGCAGGCGCTAAATTATTAACGCGTTGTTGCGCGTTAAGCACCCACTCCATGTCTTTTGCTTCTGGATTTTCTAAATTTCCAATTTGCGCGGTGTATTCCCGTAATCTGTCGTTTGACGGCACATTTTGGTCTACAGGCGCTGCTGGCGCTTGCATTTGCTGCGCCTGCGCTGGTGGTGCTTCAGGTTCACCTAAACCAAATGCTTGGTTAAGCCGTGCAGATGCTTTATGGTCCTCGATCATTTCTTGCGCACGTTTAATTTGCTCAGGGTCACCCGAATCAAACATGGCTTTAGCAATACCGCGCCAATCTTCGGGGCCACCTGTTTGGCGCATCTTTTCCGCGAACTGCTTAACTCGCTGATCGGCTTCAACCAGCTTTTGCAATTGCGCCGCGCCTAATTGCGTGGCTTGACGGGATTGCGCAAGCTGCTGTTGTACAAGCTGATTCTGCGCGGTACGCGCTTGCATTTGCTCGTATTCTGTCGGGCCAGTTTGCGGCGTTAGTAAACCAAAATTAATTTCAGCCATGTTTGTGCCTATTTGTATGGATTCGCCAACTGGCCTGACCAATTATTTTCCGCAGTACCTGCACCGCCGCTATTGCCGCCAAACATACTGCCATAATTTTGGCTACCTAAATAACTGCCAATATTGCGATAAGCGGAAGCGTTTGCGTTAGCGCCGACTAAGCCCGCATTGGCTTGATTTACACCTTGGTTAACCATCATATTGCCAACATTTTGACCATACGCAGCGCCCGAATTACCAATTGTATTTGCGGTAGTTTGACCTTGGCCGGCTAATCCAGCTAACGCGTTACGTTGCGTTGCTTGCTCACCTGTGTAGCGGTTATACGCGTTTGTGTACTCTTGCGATGCAAGGTCTTGCCCAAATCGCTGCGCGCCGCGCAATGCGTTACCGGACAGCAAACCCCCTCTAGCTGCCGCAGTCTGTTCTAGACCTTTCAAACCTTCGCTTAGCCGAAACGCGTAGCCTGGGTCGGCTTGGTAATCAGCCATTGTAAAACCACGCGTCAACGCGCCGCCAGGCTGCACGCCTTGTACATACTGGCCTAATGCGTTAACGCCAGCGTTGTAAAACGGTTGCTGACGCTGCACGCCTTCGTTGTACATCTTTTCTTGCAGTGCAGTTGCTCTGTTTGTCGCTGCTGCCGTTGTATTAGCGGCATCTTTTGCTGCGCCAGCTTGTTGGCTAGAACCAATAAGTGAAGAACCTACTACTGCCGCTGCCATCATCCAAGGCATATCAATGCTCCTTAACTAATTCTTGCGCGATAGCATTGGCTACGCTCATGTCTGTAGGCTGTACTAATACAGCGTCAATTTCGTTTTCATCAATGCAATCTGTAGCGTGTATGCAGTACCAAACCACATCGGTCAAAGTTTTAATGCCATGGTGCTTACCTGCCTCAATCGTCAAACAAGCGGGTGCAGTAACAATAGATTTAACGCCATCAACGATTAATTCGACTGAACCTTGCGCAAGAATGGAAAAATGATCGTGCTTGTGCGCGTGCTGAACCAGCACATGATGCGCAGGAATTTTAGTTTCTTTTGTGTACAAGCCAGAGCTAAAATAATGGCTAATCATATTACCGCCCATCTTGCGCCAGACGCTAACGTCACGGTCACGCCTGAATTGATCGTAATCGGCCCTGCCGACATACCTGAATTACCTGCCGCTATTGTATAGCTGGTTGCTACTGTTTGGCTATTTACAAATATGCCGTTACTTGCTATTGGTGCAGGCGATGTTAACTCGCCAGTGCTAGGCTTGTACAGGTACTTCGCATCGCTGGTATAGACCGTCGTAATGCTGCCTGACGTAGCAGCAGAAAACAATGGGTATTCGTTTGTGGCAGTCGTTGTATCGTTGGATACAGTAACCGTACCCGCAACAGCAGCCCATTTAACGCCGGTGGCTTGCGTTGAGTCAGCGGTTAATACTAAATTATCCGCGCCTACAGCCAGACGGACATTATCCGTGCTGTTGTATACGATTAAATCGCCTTTGGTCGTCGTTGGCGACAACGCGTCAAACGCAGCCGTTTGTGTAGTTTGGCCTGTTCCACCGTTGGCAATCGCTACCACGCCGGTAATATTTGATGCTGTGCCGGTTGTGTTTTGGTTAAGCGTAGGAATGTCAGCCGCAACAATTGCGCGGAACGATGGCACGCCGGCAGAACCATTTGGCGCTGCATAAAAGAAGTTAGCCGTTTGTGAACCAAAAGCCGGTTGCTTATTGTTAAACGTGTTCCAATCAGTGTTGGTCAAATAACCGCTAACCGACGTTGTGGCCGCTGGCATACTAATAGCCGGTGTTGTACCGCCGGACGATATAACCGGCGCAGTTCCAGTAACTGCTGTAACCGTACCCGTAAACGCATCCGTGGATGTGATTGTAAAGCTAGGATACGTACCGCTAATCGTAGTCGTGCCGGCGCCGGTTAACGATACAACCTGATCTGGCGCCGAATTAGTAATTGTAATGGCTGCTGAGCCATCATACGTTGTGCCGGAACTGTACGAAATGCCTGAGCCAGCGGTCAGCGCATTTGCTACGCTGCCAGCTTGACCAGATATGGCGCCAGTAACTTTAGAACCAGCAAGGCTTGTAATCCAAGTAGGGTCAGCATAACTGCCCGTCGTGTAAACGCCATTAGTGACTGTAGCCGCATTGATACTCCATGAGCCTGACGCGCCTGTGCCTGTCGGACTAGGCACATCGACGCCAATCACTAAACCTAAGTTTGTGCGTGCGCCTGACGCTGTTGTAGCGCCTGTGCCGCCATTAAGAACGTTTAGCGTACCAGCAAACGTAATCGTGCCGCTTGTTGTAACTGGCCCACCGCTGGTTGTCAGACCCGTTGTGCCGCCGGATACATTGATAGACGTAACTGTGCCTGTGCCGCCACCACCGCCGATGTTTTGCAAATCTTGAAAATAGCGATACCACTGACGCGTTACCGCGTTAGTTTTAGGATCAAGTAACGCAACCCGATCGGCAGGAATTTTAAGGTTATCAGCCATTAGTAGGCGTCAAAACAAGTTCTGCGCCTGTAATCGCAATCTTAACCGGATCAGTGCCAGACACTTCATACACGCGGTCACGCAGTTTAATCGTCATGCCAAGCCGGCGCCAAAATGTACGCGTGAAATACCCGCCAATCTTGCCCATAGACGCCCAATGTTCGTTTGACCAAGTATGACCGCCATCATCTGACCAGCGAAGCATAACTTGCGGCGTGTTGCCTTGACCATCGTTCAAGCCTACACCCGTCTCGCAATCAAGTTGCAGCGTATGCTGCGCAGTGCGTTTGAGGTTATTTTGGCCGGTTGGCAGTGCGCGCCATGATCGAACCCATTTCTGTGGCTGCGTATCGTCAGCATACACATTTAAATCATACGCATAGATTTTGCCGTTTTGAAAGTCGCCAACAACAATTTCTTCGTTAAAAAACATCTGGCAGTTAGCTCGATGGCGAATCAATTGACCATTAGCAAAGCCGGCACGTTCATGCCAAGCTTGTGTGGCAACGTCGTACACCCAAGTTGCATTGGCGCTAGGAAATATCAGCACATAGAACGAATGGCCATCCTGCTGGTACGAAAAGCCAATCGCGTCGCTAATAACGTCGTAACTTTGAATAGCGTACTCAACCGCGTGCGTAGACACACGCTGGCCGATGTAGCCGTTAGCACGATACACAATGCCATGCCCACGGGCGTCTGATCCAAGCCAGAATAACGAATTGTCCAGTTTGGCAGGCGAGTATGTTGCAGCGCAACCAAACTCATTAACCGCGCCTTGAATACGCGAAAATGGAAAGCCTACGTTAGCCGCGTCGTACCAAACTTCAACAGTTTGTGTACCAAACAGCCACACTTCCAAATGGTCAACAAATAACGACATTAAACCGTCAGGCGAACCTTCGGCGCTGGCAAAATCCAGTGGATCGACTGACGTACCATCTAACAGCTTGGTAGTCCAAAAGATTTGTGAATTGGGCTGCTGAAATACAAAATAACCATCCAGATAGCCCACCATAACGGCGCCGGCAAAATCTGGATCGTTAATTTGTTGAAATACGTCTGTGCTGGCGTTATAAATGTAGCCCGCAGGATTAGCCGCAACAAACAATTGCGTGCCATTGTCAGCCATTGACACGGGGCCAGAACCGCTAATAACGCCTAGTGGCGTAGCGTTCCAGCTTGTGTCTAGCTTATATAGCCTGCTACCAGACACAACGTAACCGTAACCGCCGAACGTCCACAGCCCACGAATAGGGCCAGTACCCACGGTTGCCAGCTTACGCAACCCAGGCGCACGATTAAGAAAACCGGCTGTTTGGCCTTCTGGCGTAGCTTCCGGAAACAGATTAACCATACGGTTATCCGCAGCGTTAACGCTACGGGCAACGTATGATTGACCGAGAATAGGCGTTTGCATTATTTAATAGTTTCTGTGTTAATATTCAAGCTCATTACTAAGGAGCTTAAATGGCACTTGAACTTACGATTGAATACCTGCACGCAATTCTGGACTATAACCGAAATACGGGAATTTTTATATGGAAAACAAATAGAAGCAAAGCTGTTAAAGCCGGTACTATTGCAGGCTGCATTGAAAAAAGAATTGGCTACGTTACAATTGGTATCAACGGTAAAGTGTACAAAGCGCACAGATTGGCGTGGTTTTACGTGCATGGCGTTTGGCCTACCGGTTTGATTGACCATATCAATTGCAAAAAAGCGGACAATTGCATAGCTAATCTTAGAAATGTAACCGCAGAAGGTAATTCTCAAAATATTAAGAAACCAAATAAACGAAATAAATCCGGTTTTATGGGCGTTATATGGTTTCAAAATAAATGGCGCGCAAGCATGTCAGTTAACGGCAAATCCAAATGGCTTGGTGATTATTTAACGCCGGAAAAAGCTCACCAAGCTTATTTGGCTGGAAAACGTAAATACCATAGTGCTTGCACTATTTAGTAGTTAAAAATTACCCGCGTAAACATTAAAGCGTTGACGCGTTGCAACAATCGCGTAAGGCATCGACATAACGTCATCAGGATTATTGATGCGTTTAAGGTTACGTTTACTTGTCATTGCAATGCGTTGCACTGTTGGCGATGGTTCTACGCCAAATTCAGCAGCAATTTCACAAGCCAGATTGTACTTAAACGCACGCAAATAACCTGGTGGGAACAGAATTTCTGTAGAAAGATTTGCTGGTTTATCTAACTCTTGAACCGAAATAATGTGCCATTCCAAGTCCCGCGTAGGGCGTGGATATACCGTCATCGTAATGTTCGGGTATTCCATGTTTACCCAACAGACTTGCGGGTAGGTGGACGTTACGGTTTTAACCGCAATACCGTCATATTGCTGCTGATTGATGAACTTAATGCCAAAAGATACGCCAGTGCCTGGGTCTTTGTAATAAGTAGCGTCATCAATCGCTACAGGGCGGTTGCCCACAAACGTGCCTGTAGGGCCAACAGTTTGTGTCAACGTGCCGGCAAGCCAAGTAAACACTTGGTCTTGGGTATTAAAAACAGACAACCGTTCGGTGTTCCATGAATCAATCATCTGATTCAGCGCGGCTAACGCGTCTTGCGACGTTTGCGGCGTTGGGTCTTCACCTTCAGCCAACATGCCAATTAAGCGCAATGCTGCATTAATTTGTTCGCCGGCTGTGTATGTTGCCATGATTAATTTCCTTTAGTTGCGCGCTTGCGTCGGCTAACTAATTCGTTTTCGACTTTAGGCGCTTCCACAATGTCGTCATTGTATCGCGTCCAGCCGTTTTGTTCATCCTGTTCCGCTTCAAGTTCCATTGTTGCGATCTTGCGGCCATGCACAGGGTGTTGGAGGTAAATGTTCATAGTTTAGATGGGGCCGAAGCCCCATTCATATTAGCCGATAAGCCAATTTACACCGTTACAGAACACAGGCACGATAAACGCGCCGCCACCTGCAACCGTTGCGCCAATGCCCGCTGTGTAAGCAGCATTAGAGTTACTAACCGCAGCACGCGTTCCTGCCAAAGCAACCGATGCGGCAGGCAAGTCAGCCACCAAATACAGTTTGTATTGGGCGTTGTCAAATGACGGGTCAGCATATGCAATGCCGACTGCTTTTGTATTTGCCATGATTTATCCTTTAAAGAAAGGGGCCGAAGCCCCCTTCGTATTAAGCCAGACGGTATGCAATCCAAGTACCGTCGCCGGTCTTGCGTGCGCGCCATGTAGCCGAAGTAACAGCCGAAACAGCAGCCACGCCAACCAGAGTCCAGCCAGTACCAACAACCACGGTGGCAGCATTAGTTGCGCCGGTGTTGATGATGCTGAAGTCAAAGCAGCTATTCACTTTAGCACTGGAAACCAGCACTTCAAGGTCAGCCACGGTAGGCAGAGTCAGGTTAACAGCAGCGCCGGTATAAGTAACGATGCCGTTAGTCAGTTCAGCAGCGGTCAGAGTGGCAGCAGCGGTTTTAGCCACTGGAGCTGATTGAACGCCAATACTTACTTCGCTCAGATTGCCGTCACCAAGTTGATAGCCGCCTGCGCCATTTGGAATTGCCATGATATTTTCCTTAAAAGAATTTTGAAAAAGGGGCCGAAGCCCCCTTCAGACTTAGCCCCAGATACGAGCAGCCATTTGTGGACGGATGGTGCTGTAACCGTACAGGACGTCAATACGGCAAGGCATACGGTCATTGTTAATATCGTACTGGCGAACCACGCGCAGGGAGATACCGTTATGAACAGCACGCGAAGCCATGTCTACGCCTTGTGGCAGCAGCAAGTCAGCGGTTGCAAAAGTGATCGCATCTTTGTGGTAGACCAAGTTCTGAGCGTACTGAGTAGAAGCAGCGCCCAAGAAAGTAACAGTGGCGTTGACCAGCGGCAGAGCGTTGACGGTTGCCAAAGCATGATTAGCCGAATAGATCGGAGCAACGGTAACAGTCCAAGTACCAGACACGGCAGTAGCGTCAGCCAGAGCGACGAACTGGAACAGCGAACCAGTGGATTCACGGGTTTGTGGGTTGACCGCAAACACGCTACCGATGGTGAACACGTCGCCAGCTTTAATCGTGGTGGTAACCGAAGCTTGTGACAGCGACAGGGTCGAAGCACCTTCCGAAGTCACCGAAGCGGCAACGATGGTGGCAGCAGACGCATCACGGGAACCCGTGGTGTGCTGTTTGATCGACTGCGACATGTTGATTTCTTCAAAGCCCAACACGCCAGTACCCATCATGCCGTTTTTGAATTGGCGGCTAACAGTGTCGGTTGGATTGAACAGACCTTTCATGCCTTCAACCAGACCAGCGTTAGCGGCAGGGTTGACGGTTGCGTAACGTGGGGACATAACAGCAGCGTTTTCGTTCAGTTTTTGCTGAGCTTGCAGCAGAACCAACGAAGTTGAAGGCGTTGTTCCTGGCGTGCCGACTGAGTTACCGATGGTACGGTAAGCATTGGCAACGTCAGCATCAATGCTGGAAGCCAATTGGGAAATACGTGGTTTCAACACACGTTCTGCGAAGTCATCCAATTGCATGGTCAGTTCGGCAGAAGTGAAGTTCACGCCGATATGCTTTTGGTTAGCCACAGACAGGGTGGTGAATTGCTCGTTGTCGTCCTGAACTTGCAGGGCGGCGCCGTCGGTCACCAGAGCGCGATCCGGCAGACGGATACGCAGTGTGGAACCAATTTTAGCGCCTTCAACGGCGAAAGAATCGTCGTATTGACGATTGACGTTACGGGTCAGAACCAGATTGTTTTCGAGAATCTCAAGCGCCTTGCGCGTGATCATGTCGATGGTAAGAATGCTATTTGCCATGATATTTCCTAAAAGTAAAATTAGCGGAGTTTCGATGCTTCCCATTTCTTAGCTTGCCGCAACCGTTCTGCTTCAATCCACTGCGAATCCGTCATGGTCTTGGAGGACCGTGGATCAGTAGTGTCATAAATCGGGTTCCCAGAGGAACGCGCGGTAACAGGGCTAATCGGTGCCGGAGCAGTCGATGTTTTCTTTGCGGGCGGGCTTGAGATCAGTTTGGCCTCAATCCGTCCAATTTCTTTAGCCTGCATGAAAGGCTGCAATCTGGAAATGCGATCCGCTTCTTTCGGGTTAGTCCCAAGGTAATAAGCCAAGTCGGGGCCAACATCCGACGATTGAATCGTCTGAGCCATCACGGTAGTGATCGGCAGGTTAGGGTTGTACGCGACTTGTTCAAAGTCATCGTATTTGCCCCGCGCTTCCTCTTCTCTATCGTGATAGGACTCTAAAAGTTCAGACTGTTGCCGTCTCGCTTCGCGGTCAGCCAGCATTTGTTCTGCTTTTGATGCCGCCAATGCTTCGGCGTACTCATCCACAGTATTAAACTGGTCAAGCGCGGGTGGCGGTTCAGCAGCTTTAGCGACTGGTCGCTGAGCCTGTTCCCGTTCCCATTTACGTTGCTCTCTTGCAAGTCGTTTGCCAATTGCTGCGTCTAATTCTTCTTGTGTGAAGGTCTTAGATGCTGCTGGCACTTCCGGCGCTAGTTCTTCAGGTTCTGGAGTTGCCGTAACTTCCAGTTCTGGCGCGGGTTCTACTGCCGCTAGTTCTACTTCATCAGACATTGTATTGATTCCTTAGAATCCTCGGTGTGCCTCGCCGATAAGGTTATTCGTAAATAATTGTAGCAGCAACTGTACCACTAATGACAACGTATATGCCGTTATTGGCAAAAACTCCATCTAACGGAAAGTTATATACTGTTGCTGCCGCAGGCGTAAACACGCCCAAAATTGTTTTTGACGTGGTTGTGGACGAAGAATCGTAGACTGTAATAGTTGGCACAAGCGACGCGGCGCTAACAAAAATAGCTTTTAGCTTACCTGCCATTGGTTTGATATTTGCCGAAGCGGTAATGTACGCGTAATTTGCCATGTTTAGTCCGTTGAATTTTTAATGTAAATCAGCGCAAAATTAGCGCCCGCTTGATTAGTTCCAGCTGTGCTAGTTGCGCGAATTTCTATATCTGTTTTTTCGGGAAAAGTTAATGGAATTGTAGACCCGTCAAAGTTAGCCGTACCATCATGTAAAACTATTTTAGACACTGTTCTAAAAACGCCATTTATCTGTCTTTGCATTAATCGGCCAATAAGTGACTGGGATGCTCCCGCATCACCTACATTTAAAGTAGATTCAACTAAATAGCCCGTATACCCAGCAGGAACTGTCCAAATAGCCATTAAAGTTTGGTTTTCACCCAAGCTAATAACTGCATAAACTGTGGCCGGAACACCCGCAGTTACTGTTCCGTCGCCTGCGTAAATAGTTCCCGCTGCGGTATTTCCGCTGCCTGCGGCTATTACAAACATACGATTAACGCGCAAAAAATTATTCGCGGTAAGAACTGGTGTTTGCCCGTTAAGCGTTACAGTTTCGCTAATTTCATTGTATGCAGAATCTAATCCTTGTACGCTTATTGTTCTAGCGCCAGTACCCGCAGCAGTATCGTTAGCTGAGCTGCTAGAAATTTTTAGCTGAATAGCAGACGCTTGATATGCGTATACCCCACCTTGAGTCCAAACAGTAGTTTCCGCAGTAGTAACCGTAGGGTTATAACCAAATTTAAATTGAAATTTATGGCCTTGAATTTGATTTCGCGCCAATTGCAAATTAAATTGTTCAGTTTTGCCGTATTGTGTTTGCGATACAAATGCGCTCATGCCAAAAACCTTATCTTATACAGCGTGGATAGGTACAATTGAACGATATTGTCGATGATTTGTTGCAACGACGTATCGGATTTATCGACTACGTTATATCGCTCCTTTTCAATTTCTTCAAGTTGATTCTGAAGAAACTCAACAATATTCGATGTTTTCTTAGCTGACATTAGCGAGATCGGGCCGACCAAACCGTGTCGGCCTTGGTACGCTTCAGTAAACTCATCGGCATTCTCAATAATCTCATGGTAAAAGGTATTGAGCGCCATGTGCTTAGAAAAGCTGCGTGTGTTTAAATGCACGCTATGTGCAACATCACGCGCTAAAAACAGCAAACCTACGAAATCCGCAGCCTTCATTGTCCCATTCCTTCAAGTGGCATTTGTTGTTGCGGCTCTTGTGGTTGTGGTGCGTACTCAGCCGACTCAGGCATTTGCTCATTCGTCTCACGGCCAGGCATTTCCTGAATCAAGTCACCACTGTCGATCATGCCATGAACCGTACCCATGACAATATCCTGAATCTGCTCAGGCGACATGCTGGCTTGCACAGCCGTAATGCGCTTAGTTTCCGCTTCAAAAGCCTTAATCTTCGCTTCAAAGTCTTTACGCTCCTGATCCTGCGCTTCCATCGATTTACCGACGTTTTGCAGCATCTGGTGCATCTGATCCATTTCCTGACCCATTGCTTGAATCTGTTGCTGTGCAGCTTGCAATTCAGGCGATTCATCCTCGTTCGACAGCAACTTAGGATCGATCGTCTTAGCAAACCGTTTAGACATTTCCTGTGCGCCAGGCCAATCCATGTTCTTAATAAACAAGTCGCCGGCCACAGCCCACAGTTGTGGATTGCCTTGCAGCAGTACAGACATGCCTTCCAATGCTTCTTGACGCTTGGTCATGTAGCTCGGGCCGGTCGTTACGCAGACGTCGTACTTACCAATGCCAGGGTTGTAGATTTTTTCCAGCACAATACCGGCTTGGTCAACAATCTTCTTGACCGGCTCGGCTTGCATTGGGTCAATCTTAGCCATGCTGGTTTCGCCGTCAATTCCAATAATGCGGGCGATGCGTTGTGTGTCGTAAATCTTAGGGATCAAGTCTACAATTTGACGCGTAACATAACGAACAGCGCGTGCCAGATTGTCAACGTAATGGTAAGTGCCAGTATCAGATTGACGCTCACGCGCCATAATTGCTTTGCCCGACCGCTCGTTAGAAGTTTGACCCAGACTTGTATCATATTGGCCTGTAGTAGACTTAATATCGTCCGATGCACCCATCTTGGCCTGCAACAGACCGCTAGATGCCACTGGTGGCTGTGAGCGTGCTGGCAATGGCAGTACGCCGCCTTGGCCGTCGGTTACGTCTGGATTAACTTCCAAATACGGCCAATTGGTCGTATTAGCGGTTTTCCATTGGTTCTCGTAGCCTTCAAACTGACCGCCATAGCCAATAAATGGTGCTTTAGGCGCTAATGCCAGCATTTCAGTTTCTTGGCTAACCCAATAATTGTACATACGCTGCGCGTCTTTCGCATTGCGTACCAGACCTGCCACGTACAGTTTGCCATCTACTTCGTATTCATTACCAACCACGCGAACAACAGGAATCGACGCGCCAGCCCAATCGTTTTCTTCAATGAACTCGTAGCCATTGGTTTTGCACCATTTGACCTTTTTAACGTCCACCACGCGGGTGCGCAACGGCTTCATGCCCATTGCTTTCATTTGCTTATCTTCTGGGCTATCTTCAAAAGCCGACACATTGCCGTGGTACAGATGCAATTTCTTAGACGTATGCTCAATGTAAAAGTACTCAGCAATCCGAATGGTATCTTTATTGACCCAGTTGGACAGTGTTTGATCGCCTACGCCGCCTTGTTCCAACGTCGAGATAGGTTTAGCGTTCGGGAACTCGCGTTCGTAATCTTCTTTGAGCATGTCCTCTGTAATGAAGCACCATTCAGCATCCGAGCCGCAAGGGTCTTGAATGGTTGGGTCCATGTACACGGAGAACGAATTGCGGATACGGCCAATCTTAATGTCTTGGTCGAAACTATCTTCGTTACAGTATTCAGTCAGAATACGGATGTAACCTTCACCGTAGGTGACCTGATTCTCGCAGGCGGTGTCGTAGGCTACGTCAGCATCCGAGATATACTCAATATGGCGCACAATACCATCAAAAATCTCAGCTACTTCAACGTCGGCCTTGTCATCCACAGGGATGACTTTACCGCTTGGACGATTCTGGCGCTGATCGTTGGTAACTTGCCGCACATGCTGTGGCAGCTTGTTAATGGTCAGGCAGGGGCGTGCGTTAATGGTTTGGCCTTGCACCGCACCACGCGTTGCTAGCACATCTGCCGGCCATTGCCATTGATTGTCGGGTGAGCCGGCATAAAAGCGCAGGTCGTCCAGTTCATCTTCGCGCGACTCGCTATAAGCGCCAATAGCCAGCGAAAGCCGGCTGCGCATGGTGGCTAGTGAGTCAGTATCGTCAGATTCAGATACTTTACCTGCCGCTTTAACGTCGCTGTTATATGCCATTATTTAGATTTTTTCGCAGCTTCACGTTTAACGGCGTAACTTATCGCCACCGCTTGCTTAATAGGTTTACCCGCTTTAACTTCCGCTTTCACGTTTTCACGAAACGCTTTAGGCGTAGTGCTTTTCTTCAATGGCATATTATGACCCCATCCATGAACTAGTAACAGTGCCAGATGACACCTGGCGGGTTGTTGTACGAGCATTATACTCGCGGTTGGCAACAGGAAAAGCAAAAGTTACGCATAGCGCGTCAGCCGCATCCGGCGACGACAGCCCGCGTGACTTCATATCCTTCTTAGACTCCAAGAAAATCGTTCCTTTTGAGTCCGGCTTCATAATTGGCGATATTAAGTCCGTTTTTAGTGTGCGGTCTAGTGGAATACTTGCTTCTTTCAACCAATTTCGCATTTCACCCCACATCTGCGCTCGCATATTGCCGTACATCAGCGGGTTTTTAGACTTATTACCGAAGTTTACACCCCGAATCTTGTACCGTTGCTCTTTCAGCCTGTCCACAATACCGCCACCCACGCCGCCCTCGTCGATCACGACCAGTGTTGGCTTGTATTCTTCGATCGCGTCGATCACATGGCCCACCACCGTCATGGTGTCGTCGCCCCGATAGCGCCTAATCTCGACAATATCGCGCCCTTGGCGCACCACGATGACGGTTGCGTCAGCCCCGAACCGCGCCGGATCGACACCAATCACAATCGGCGCCGACAAATCCTTATACTTAGGCCGTTTCATTGCGTCGTCCACAATGCCTGACGAGATGAACTGATCATCGCCAGCCGATGGGAACTCACCGTACACCTCAACGTGCGCTTGGCTAGAGTCTGGGCCGTATTCGTCAATAATCTGCTGGTACACCTGCTTGTCCGTACCTTCTACAGTCCTGGCGTCCACTACTTTAGTTTTCCAGAACGCCCGTTTGGCGTTAAAACACTCGTAAAAGTACCCCGTATTGCGTCGTGGGTTAGAAAAACAGCACCAGAAACGATTTGGTGTGTTTTCCGTAAAAAAACCAGACGTCACCGCCCAGATGGCGTCATCAATACCCGACGCTTCATCAAAGATGACCAGCACACCGTCGTAGTTATGCACACCCGCGTAGGCGTCAGGATTCTCTGCCGACCACAACCGGCCTTCAACGCCCCAGTAACGCGTGCCTTTCTTCAGATCACGTTCGACCAACTCAGTCAGCCATTTAGCTGGCATGAGTCTTGTCGCCGACACTTCAAACCAATGGCTGTTGATCGACATCGCCAGCCATTTAGTAATCTCAGCCCAAGTAACCGAGCGTAGCTGACTCTCGCTGTTGGCCGAGATGATGGTCGTAGACCCAATGCGGGTCGACAGCATCCAGATCGTAATCCAGCTAACCAATGCAGACTTACCAATACCACGGCCTGACGAGATTGCCAAGCGCAGCGTATCGAAGTCAATCTTGCCTTGGTTGCTCTTAATCTGATCGGCTATAAGCAGGAGGATGTCTCGTTGCCATTTGCGCGGGCCAGCGAAGTTCTCCAGCGGTGTGCCTTTAACGCCCCACGGGAACACATATAGAACGAACGCTAATGGATTGTCTTTAATCTGTGCCGACCAAAGCCGGCTCATTAACGCTTGTTCTTCGTCTGGCGAGTAGATGGTTGTTTGCACTATTTACCTACAAATGCGTTTTTAGGCGCGGGTAATAAATTATTTAATTGGATGCGTACATCGCGGCCTTGCCCAGGTGGAACAACAGTGCCTGCGTATCTACGCAATAAATTATACGCGCCGCCGCTAGTCCCGCCATCAATAGGCAGCGTAATTAAATCTTCGGCGTAGGGTATTACAGGTGTTGCGTCTTTGTTGGTCAGGATTGATTTATAAGGATTAAAATCATATTTATCAGTTGCTACAAATTGTTTTGTTTTAGGGTCAATACCATAGTTAAAACGCCCTAAAAGCGTAGCCAAAGAATCATACGGATTTGACCCGCTTAATATGTTGCGGGCTACCATGGGGTCTGTAAATTTATTGTAATCTTCGTATTGTATATTTGGTTTAACCGAAAAAGGTGTTCCTTCACCGTTGCCGATGCCAGCTAATGTAAGCGCAACATTTCTGTGGTATTCAGGTTTACCATGCGCCATGTCTAAAAATTCAGGCGTTAAATTTCCGCTTAAATAACCATCGATAATTTTTCTGTCGGTTCTTAATTGTTTTTCATAATCTGCATTTATTCGCCCTTCTTTACGTTTAGTTTTACCCGCAGATTCATGTTCGCTTAACGTACGGTCGATATAATTTTTGTATTGCGTTGCCGGTTTTTGCAAATTTGAATATTTACTACTAATTAAATTGTTTAATGCGTCTAACTCAGCGGGGCGCAAAGCATTTTCAGTTATTGGTTCTTTTGACTTATCAACCAAAGTTTCTAATAATACGCGTCGGTTAGACGGCATAGTTTTTCTATCGCTTAACGCATCGTACGCACGTAACGCAGCGGCAGTTAATCCAGTACCGAATTCTGACATTGCCTATTCTCCAAGACATTTATTTCAGTAAATTGACCTTCAATGACACGCTTCTGCGCATCTTCGAGCGCCTGCGTGATGCTGATGTTGTGTACGTTGACCGCGATCTCTTGTTTGGCCGTCCAGCCGTGGCTGTGCTGAAGGATAGCCAGCGCCGCCTTAGCGTCGCCCGCACGCGCTGCTTCGCGTAGCTGTGATGACGCCTCAATCTCAGAGTCAGCGCGCCCCTTCTGCGCGGCCAGTTCGGCCATAGGGTCTAGCTGGCAGAGTTGGCGGTACTCGATAGGCAACATGCCAGCAGCTAACGCCAATGCGTCGCCTTTAAGACCAAGCGCGGCAGCGTCGTAGATGGACTGGAGGCGCGCCTCAGTCGCTTTAACGTCCCGCACAGCAAGTGGTAGTGAGAAGATCATAGTTATTGCCGGTTACGATTATCCGGCGCGCATGTCGATGCTACACATGGGCCTGCGCCGACTTATATGCGTGCGAGTATATACTAAAAAAAATAAAAATTGTTCGTGAACGCACCCAGCCATACACACACTGGCCGCAGGCCCCCTTCCCCCCTCGATAGCAAAAAGCAAACAGCAAAAACCTAGCGGTCAGAAACTATACTGATCAGTCAGAAACTATACGGTGCAGTTTATTACTGAACGGTACAGTCAGAAAATATACTGATCAGTCAGAAACTATACGGTACAGATTATTACTGAACGGTACAGTTTTTTTGTTGGCGGGTGCGAAGCTTGTAGGCTTGTAGGTATGTATGGTTTTGCTGAATGTAAGTATGTGTAAGCGAATGACCGACATTTGGCTTACAGCGAAAATTGCGGGC